TGAAATGCTCCATCTGTTTTGCCGACTCTTTCTGAATAAACGAGCTATACCCCTCAGAGGTAGATAGTTCATTAGCCCTAGTATAGAGTTCGTTTCGTAATTTACGTTGTGCTGCTGCTTTTTCTAAAGCCCACTGTTTCAACTCTGCAGGGCCTAAGTCTCTAGGAACTGCGGTATCCATAGCTAATTTCAACTCTGCCTCACTCAAAGCTCCAAATGTAACAGACGCAATGATATCTAATCCTAATTGATTCGCTAACTGCTCTAGTTGAGCCGTAGCTTTATTAAATGTTGGGAAGTTGTTGGAAATCCAACCTGTTACAGCGCCCTCTTCAAGAGAAGAAATAATACCTTCAACCTTGTTTATTTGCCCTGAAATGCCCTCGGCTGTTGCAAATACTTTAGCGGCTTCTGTATCTCTACGTTTCAAATCTGTTAATCTAAGATTTTCGTTTGTCTCANATGTAATCTTGCCTTCAGGTGTCATTCCTGTAGCTCCAGTGTACTTCCTTTCTACAGTGTTCTTAGAAGGATTAAAGACAGGGATATACTCTTTACCATGTTGGTCAATCCTAGGACTAAATGTTTTATTCATTTCTGCGCCCACGCCATGTGCTTGCTTCATTACAGCCTCGACAATATCTTTAGCCATTGAAGGGTTTTGCTCTGCTGCTATAGCCATATCCATATACTTCTTTCTTAAAGCAGGGTCTTGTTGTTTCATAGCGTACTCACGTAGCCACTTAACACTCTTTGTAGTTCCTTTTCTCTTTCTAGCTGAGGCAGCCTTTGCAGCCATAGCAGAAGTAATACNTTGGNCAGGCTCTAATCGCATAGTGTTNAACGCCATAGCTAAATTAGCCATGTTCTCTTCATCACCGAAGTAATCACCTGCGCCTTCCTTAAACTTATCCCACATAGAAGGGCCTTCTGAATCTCGTCCTAAATCTCTGCCTCTTTTGACCGTAGGAGTGCTTAGAAGTTGACGGCTTGGCAGGGCTGCATCTGTTAAAGAAATCTCACCTGATAACACACGTTTCATTGTCTGAGCGTCAATTAGTGGCTTTCTGTCGGCCATTTGCTTATCGGCAAACTCCTGTACTTCTTGCATGCCTGACTGATACTCTCTTTCATTAAGGCCCTCTATTTGAGCGTTTAAGTCAAACCTGTTAGGAGTATTAGAAAATTGTCTTTGTACTGGAATATCTTGAGGTACAACAACTTGCTCAGCTACAGGGTCATGACTACCAAAAGATGACATATTGTCTGTGGTTAATAAATAGTCTAAAATTCCGTTCAATCTATCACTCATTAATTTCTCCTAATAAGGGCTTTCTACCCCGATTCCATCTATTGTTCCGTATGAGTAGTCGCCCATATCTGTATAACTTCCATCATCTAAACTTTGTGCAAAAAGACTTTCGTTTGAATATGTTGGCTCTGCTATCAAGCCTTCTAAGTTGAAGTTATCCCACCAATCTCTTGCTTTTTTAAATGATTCTGTTGGTGTTCCTGCTTCATATTCAGGCTCAACAAATCCTTGAACGGCTCTCATTAGTGCGTAAGGTTTAAATACTGCCTGAGCTGCTCTATCTAGTAAACCGCCTGCGTGAGCGCCTAGAAGACCTGTATTTGTATCTACGGTCGTCATGTCCTTAGTTACGTCATCTACACCATAACCCCATGACTGTTCTACTTCAGGTATTTCGGGTGTGTATCCAAGGCCAACATCGTCTTTTCCTGGGACATACTCTGTTTCAATGCCGTATAAATCGGCAAGATGTAGTTTCTCAGCAAGAGTTAAGCCTTCAAGAGCCATTTTCTACCTTAATTCACCGTATTTAACCGCATAGTAGCCGTTATCCATTTTAACAACCGCATCAGGGAATAGTTCTTTAGCTTCCTGTGCTAGTACACCAATTGTATGATTCATATCAGCGCCAAATTTCTCCGCACCTTCTTTCCAATCCCACTTGTAAATATTAAGACCTGACTTTAGTTGACCCATCTTCTTGATGTTTGTTTTAAGTCTTTTATCAGAGGCATAAGCTGTAGCTAATAAAGTTAGGTAATCCATCGTACCAGGGTCTTGTGATTTAGTTGTAATCTGAGGTACAGGGGATGCACCAATAGCCTGCGTTCCATAGCCTAGAGTTTGTTGTGGATGTCCTGTGTAACCTGTAAATCTATCCTTAGCTGCATCAATTAATGCTTGTTGCATAACTTGTTGCTGTGTACCTTGGTTCTGTAGGTTCTGTGTAATAGTCTGACCCATGCCGAAACCTAAGTTAGAAATATTAGCTAATTGACCTGCTGCCCCTAATCTATGTTGAGCGCCTTGCAATCCTGCTGTTTGATTTGCCAAACCTGCTTGTAAGTTACTCTGAATATCTGATTGCGCTGCTTGTTGTGCGTTTTGGAATCCTGCTTGTCTTAATCCTGCTGATGAACGTGCTAACGCATCTGCTGTACCACGACCCACTTCACCCATAGCAATACCATGTCTTGAGCCACCGAAAGATTTAGCTGCTTGAGCCTGAGCGCCTAATGCGTTCATTCCTTGTTGAGCGCCTCTTAAAATATCAGCTTGGTTGGTGTCAACTACTTGTTGAGTGTAAGGGTTCATGTACTGTGACATGTCGGTATTAGATAACTGGCCTGCCTGTACCTGTTGAGGGTTGTAATACATTCCACCTGCCGTGGCCATGCCTGCGCCTTGTATTCCTTGTGCAGCCATTTGATTAATATTAGGCGGTGCAGTTGGGGCAGTTTGCGTTCCAGGAGCGGGATTTCCTTCAGGTGCAGTTCCTTGCGGTTGCCACTGTCCTGCTGTTGCATTTGCAGGATTATAGTTTGCGGTTATTCCTGCAGGTTTTCCTTCAGGCATATTTGGATTTCTTCTTCTGGCTTGCCCTTGTTGAGCCATCATTGGGTTCGGCTGTACTGCTGTTCCGCCTGCTTGTGGTCCACCTGCCATAATTATCTCCTAACTAAATAATTCGTTATATCTTTGTGCATCAGTTGGTGCTGATGCTGCCCACTCTGCTTTTGCTTGTTCATACATCGGCATACCTGAGTATCCTTGTGTTCCATCTGCATAAGTCGTTGGTGTTGGCATACCTTGTGCTGCTGTTAGAGTACCAGGCTGTTGTAAACCAAAGGCTTCTGCTGCTCCAATATTCTGTTGCATTGCTGCTGTTTGTGTTGGGTTAAAAGCTGCTACATCAGGACCATGCCAAGGCATATATCCTATTCTTTGCATATCTTCAGCTCTTTGTATTTGTCTAACTGAAGGGTCTTTAATCCAATCAGGAACTGTAGTTCCCTGTGTTGTGCTTCCGCTGCTAAAAAGTCCTGGCATATTAAATCTCCCTTTGTAAAATTACACTTTTCTGTTCCCAACCTAGGTTTTTAAGTGCTTTCTTCCAACCTAGACGCCCTGATAAACTCATTTCTTGACAACCTTGGACCTTAGCCCACTCTATTATATCGTCTTGCATATCTGTTATTTGTTCTAGTTTTCCGCCTGCAAGGAAGAAATGTAGAACTTTTTTATTAGGATACACTATTATTTCAGTCACTACACAGCCTTTTTCGGCAGGCCACAACTGTAAATGTCCACTAATTACTTTCTCTGCTACATCAAGAAATGTGTGTGTATTCCCGCCAACGTCTAAAGCGGCCTCTAACCACTTCCTACATCTTAGCATTTCTTGTTGTAACGTCATGGGTCTAATTTTACCTTAACCCACGCTCCGTTCTTAGAAACAACAACAGTTTGGTTGGCTCTATCCCACATAAGAATGCCATCCTCTGCTGCCGAATCTCCTGAAGTCAAATATCTTAATTTCTCTTTGTTTGTTGATAAGTAAGAAACAAGCCTTTCGCCCNAATTCTTCCAATCTGTTCCTAAAGGTGGTGGAGGTGAAATCATCTTCTGCCGCCTGTTCTAGCATCAATTCTCATAACACCTGAGCGCCAATTATCGTTTCCTACACCCTCTACTCTTAACCGTACTTGTCTACCTGTGAAACGGACAGAGGTAGGATTAGAGAGAGTAAATGGCCCATGTGCCACCTCTGCTTCATTCGGATAAAATCTCGTCTTAAATGTAACTTTAACCTCTCCCTGTGTCTTCTCATCAGGTATTAAGCTATTTACTTTCATTACTGTATCGCCATTACCTAGACTAATAGGTCCAGATTCTGCATAAGGTTTAACTGAACCGTGAGTATGTCCTGTTTCATGGTTGTATAGATTGTTACTGGCATCTGCCCAAATAGGGTGTGCAAATACGCCCCTATCAACTGCAGCCGTTCTGTCTAATTCTCCTGTAGACCAGTGACCTTCTTTGTAATCTAATGAAACATATCTATCGATTTCATTTGAGTTTGCTGATGGATAAAAGAACCACACCTCGCCATGTTGAGAGTTATGTACTGCGTGAGACTTAGTAATTTGGTCTCTGTTAATATCATCAAAAACGTAGTCTAAAACATCACATTTCAGCTCTGTTGCTACTGAACCGTTAAATGTATAGAATCCTTTGTGACCCATCCAGAATGCGCCTTCATCTACTGCTACTAATGATTTTCTTGAGGCAATTCCACAAGCCGTTCCAACTCTTTCAAAGCCGTACACATAAGGTGGGCCTGAATATGTCGCCATGTGAGCGTCTTGGTCTGTCAATATAAGAGTTCTACCTCTCATACGAATACCACACATAATTTGACCTTGTGTTTGTAATTCCATGTCACCTGCTTCGTTAGTTGCAGATGGTGTCCAATCAGTGTTATCTTCTTTGTTACACCATGCGACCTTTCTAGGGTTTCCACCTGCTCCAAGAGCGAACACAAACCTTTCTTCTGTCACCACCATCGCTCTATTGTATAACGGTGCATTAGTTACTACTGCTGCAGGGGTTGCTGAGTTCAACGACCACTCATAAATCTTTCCGTCCTTTGAGGTACAGCCTAATAAGTTTTCGCCCCATGTGTCTAAAGACCATGAAGTCACCTCACCATACACACCTGTGCCTGCACGCTCATCGCCATAATTATCTATTCCATAGTAATTACCACCGTAACCAGTGTTTTCTACTGAAGAGCCTACACCGCTAATAAACCCAGTTGGTGTTATATCTGAGGTGATGCCTGAAGGCGTTACAGCATATAAATTAGTGTGAGTACCTAAAACTAATTGTGTTTCCGAGCTGTTATCAATCCAAGCCAACATTCCTCTACATATGCCTGAAATAGAATCTCCACTAGCGTCTCGGGATGTCCATCCACCCACAGGGCGCATAGAGCCGTCATGCCATCTGACTAAACTAGACTCACGCCATCTATTAGATGATTCAAAATCTGTACCGTTTCTGTGTACTCCTGGTGGTAATTGTAATGGTATTAAACTCATGCTGCGTCTTCCCAATTTGTTGATGTTTCTGAAATATTACCCCATGTATTTGCACTAGTAGATTCAACCACCCAAGTCTTAGGGGTTGCTGAGGCCGTTGTCCATATTTTATCTGTTTCAGACATTGTATCCCATGTTTTAGCTACAACACCTACTGTTTCCCACTTTTCTCTGCCTATGGCAAATATAGGTGAATTTGATGACACTAATACATCTGTATTTCTTAATCGTATATAGTCAGCTGTAGTAGTTGTATTAACTGACGTTGCGCCTGTTCCGTTGTATATAAACACCCCTTTAGCGGAGGTAGACAGATAAGAACTAGATACTGCTGTGCCTAAGTTAATTTTCTCTGCAGAAGAAGAAGATGCTGTTGTTGCGCTTGTTGATGCTTCTACTAGTCTAATTCTCTCACATGAGGCTGTAGAAGATACAGAAGTAGCTGCAACTATTGTTTGTAAGTCTGCCTCGTCATATACCTGCAATCCATACAAGCCTGTACCATACTCAAACTTATCCGACCTCTCTAAGAAGAACTTCTCAGCATCTGCAATAAATGAGGATGCAACACTAATACTAGCGCTTGCTAACCTTGTAGCTCTACATTCTGCACTTGTAGTAGAGCTAGAACTTACTGAGGCACTTCCATCTTTAACTCTAACAGAGCTAGAGTTAACTGCAGATGAAGGGCTAATTGATACAGTAACATCTTTAAGCCCTATCGCATTAGCGCTTGTAGATGACGTTACAGAGCTAACAACCTCGTCTGATAGAATTAGAGCATTAGCTGTACACGTAGTTGTTGCGGTACATATTCCTAATGCAGGAAATACATCTTCACCATAGGCATTTTCACCATAATTAAGAGAGCCGTAATTAAACTCACTTAAAACTACAGTGCCATCGTCATTATAAGGGCCTTGGTTGTATTTACCTTGGTTATAGGCCCTATCTGATGTAGGGTTTCCATATACAGACAATCCGTAATTAGAAACTCCGTAAAGTGACATATCTTACCCCGTTTAGTCTAACGTAATATCTAAGTCGCCTAAAGGAAC